CGGTTGCCGGTCAGGATGCCGACCGCCGCTTGGGCGGTGTCGATGACCATGGCGATCGTCCGCCCGAAAGCCTGTATCTGGCCAAGATGGTTGACGACAAAGTTGACGAGGAACTCGTTCGCCTTGTCAAAAGCGGCCGACAGCCGGTCCCAGATGGTGACATGCTCGTTGACGGCCGTGCTGATAGGTGCGAACTGGGCTTTGACATCGAGCATCGCCTTGACAATCTTGGCGACCATCCCGACCAGGTTGCTGACGCTCGCCCCGAACCGGCGGAACGCCTCGGACACCTGCCCGATGCCTTGGAATGTGGAGGTCAAACCGCTGTTCAGTTTGTCGCCCAGCCAGCCGGCCAGCGGCTTGGCCGCTGCGGTGACCCGGTCGATTGCCGGTATCAGATTCAGGAAGATCGTTGTGGCGCCCTTCAGCGCGGGCGAGATGAATATTTCCGTCAACCGGCCGAGCGCCGCTTTGACATTCGCCAGCGATCCTTGGAATGTGTTGCCTGCCGCCAAAGCGGCGGTGCCCATGTAGTCGTTCATCGCCTCCGAGAAGGTTTTGAAGTCGATCTTCCCCTGGGTGACCATCTTGGACACCTGGTCTTGCGTGACGCCGAGCTTGGTGGCGAGGATGTCGTAGATGGGAACCTGCCGGGCTAGCAGTTGGTTGACTTGCTCGCCGTTCAGCGACTGTTTCGCGGCGACTTTGCCGTAGATCAAGCCCATGTCGTTCATGGAGGTGCCGGCGCCGGCGGCGGCGTTGGCGACAGACTTCATCACCTGATCCATTTCGGCGCCGACCTTCACACCAGCCGCCGACAAGGTGGAGGCGACGCCGGCGGCCTCACCCAGCCCGAACGCCGTGTTTTTCACCGACTTCAACGCGGAATCCATGATGGACGCCACCTGTTCGGTGGACTTGCCCATGCCAGTCATCTTCGCTTTGGCGTTCTCGATGTTGACGGACCGGTTGAACCCGGATGATATCGCGGTGCCGACGACTGCCGCTATCCCGACCACGGGGGCGACTTTCTTGATGACGCCGACGACGCCGGACATGAATCCGCCGCCGGACTTCTGGCCGGCCTTGTCGCCCTCGCCGGCGGCGGCGCCATACGCCTGTTTGATGGCGGGCGCGATCCCTTTGGTTTCCGCGACGATGGACAGATAGGCGGTGCCGAGTTCTGTGGCCATGTCGTTTCCTCCTTCCGGGACGGATATTTTCAGGTGGTGGCGGGCCGGCCGCCTGGCTGGCGGGCGTACCAGGCGCGCATTTCTTCGATGCTGGCGAAACCGGTGTCGGCGTCCGGCTGTGTGGACGGTTTGGGGCGTTTCAGCGGGGCTGGCTGTCCCGACTTGCGGCCTGTGCGTTGCCAGTTCGCGCCGGTCAACCGGTCCACAGCGATCGCGAGTAGTTCCGTGGCAGGGCCGCCGCCGAACGTCGGGTCGTTCCACAGGTCGTACGGGGTCGGCGGATACAATGCCCGCATGGATGCCGCCTCGCGGGGCAGGTGCCGCGCCATCGCGGCAATGTCGTGCAGAGGGACGCCCTCAGCTGCAAACCGGGCCGGGGTGTGCCCGTAGTAACGTTGAAAGTCCGCTACGAGCGCACCCCGGTCGTTGATGTTCAGGGCTAAGAGCGTTGCGAGTTTGGGTCAAGTGCCGCCATCGTGTCAGCGATGAACGTTTGGGCGGCCCCAAACGTCACCCGGCCTGTCTGCTTGTCGCGGATGTGATCCAGAACTTTTCTGTACTGGGGGCCGAACAGCGCCCGCATGATGCGGGGCACCAGCGCGAGTTCACCCGCCCCGCTCGACAGCTCGTTGAGCATGTCGTAGATTTCGACATCGTCGAGGGCGGCCTGATCAACCGCAACCTGCAACCCGTCGACCTCCACAGTGATGACGGGTGGCGGTTCAAACGCTGCCGGAACCTTCGGGTCTTGCGGCAGCGTGACAGGCGGCGCGACCGGTGTCGGTGGCGCCGCCACAGCCATCTGCGCTACCGTCGGCATCGTGACTGGCGGTTCGCTCATGCCTTCAACACCTTGCCGTCATCGGAATAGTCGAAGAAATACAGGCCGGTCGCTTCGTCCTTGTAGGCGGAAAATGTGAACGGCAAGTTGATGGCGTCGGAGTCGGAGAATGTCTGCTCGAAACTTTCGGTCGTGTCGACCGCGTTCGGGAACACGCTCCGGCGGATACGGCCACTGTCTTCCATGTCGAGCACATACACCGCCGGTGGCGTGTCGGCGCCCGCATACGACACGGTGATCTGCTGGCCATGCGTCGAGGTGGCCGGTGTGACCTTCACAGCCGCCTCGCCCCACTTGGCTTTGTTCGTTTCGGCGTTCAAAGCCTCGATCAGTGTCAGGCTGAAGCCGACACTGTGTTCAGTGCGGGTCTTCAACACCTCGTCGCCGCCGTACGCGATGATCGCCTGATACGACTTGTTGATCTGCCGCGACCAGCCGTCAGACGAGGCGTAGCCCAGTTCGATGAACGCCTCCGCCAAGGGTGTCGCGGCGTCGGTTGGCAGGGCTGTGCCGAGGGGGGCGCGGAAGATGAACCCGCCGGGGCGTGGTTTCCCGGCCATAACGTTGGACTTGCTAGACATGTTGTGTCTCCTTTTTACTTGTCGCGGATGGTTTTCCGCTGATGGTGTTTTCGGCTTTGGGCGGGTCGCCGGGGCCGTTCGGGCTGGTCGGTGGCGTCGGGTCGGCTAGCCAGCCGGCTTCAAGCCATTGGTTGGCCGTCTCGTCGGGCACGGCGATGGCCTGCCCTGTGTGCGGATGTGTGAGTTTCATTCGTCCTCCTGTCGGGTTTGAACAATGCACGTCATGACGTAGCGCGGCGTGCCTGTCAGCATGTCGGCTTGCGGATATGGGGTGGACGGCCAGCCGGTGAACGTCGGCACCAAATCCCAGGCGTCGAGCACCTCGTAAACCTGTTCGGCCATCTGGGAGGCGTCTTCCTCGGAGATGGCGGACCAGCATTCGACGGTCAGCCTGGTTTCGCGGTGCACGATCGTGAGCGGCCGGCTGCCCGAGTTTTGAAGCCGGATGAACCTGTCCGGGCACGGGTTCGGTATGGCGGTGGCAATCTCGACGCCGAGGCCCGCGTCAAGCAGGCGTTGGCGGGCGAGCGCTTCAACATCGGCATACATCAGCCGCGACTCCCTGACGCCATGCCGGCGAGGGTGTGGTTGCGGGCCTCGTTCTTGCGGGCGGCATAGGTGGCGGTGAGGACGGCCTCCCGTGCACGGCCACGGCCTCCGCTCACTTCCACGGGGCGGGTTTCGTAGCCGTCGCCGGCGCTGCTGGCCACCTGGGCGGCTAGCGCGGCGACAGCCGCTTGAGTTTCTGGACGGGAACGCACTTCGCGGAATCCGCCCATGTCCCAATCGATTCGCGGTGAACCCATCGCGTTAGCCTTTCCACTGTCTGACCACGACTTTGACGTGGTCGAGGACGCCGGTTTTCCACTTCTCCGGCACGCCGAAGAACGCGAACGTGTCACCGTCGATCACAAGATGGTCACCCGATGCGATGTCGGCGTCTGGCGGCATGAACACTGTGTAGGCGGCCAGTGTTGCGCCGCGCCCAGGTTCGTCCATGCTCGCGCCACGCCCGAGGTTGCTTTGGTCCGTCGGGACGGGCTGTATGGAACAGCCGGTGATGGCAAGATCGTCGGTGGGTGCGGACCAGTCTGGAATGTTGTTGCCGTGGCTGCTGGGCAGGTCGGCGGTTGGACGTTGCCGGATGACGGTCTGGGTGGCGAACGGCGGCAGCAATTAGGCCCTCATCACCCATAGTCGTGGCGTCCATGGTTTGTGGGCGGCGGCGACCCGGTAGTCGTCGGGTGCGAGGAGGATTTGGCCGCCTTGCGCCCATGTCGCGAATGTTTGCGTCTGCTGGACTGATCCGGCCGAGTCGGTTTGTTGGGACATTCCGGCTATGGCGCGGGGGTCGGTGGCCAGGACACGGGCGACCATGCCGGCGACCGCGCCCCGCACATCGTCGGGAATGTCCTGCTGGTGCGTCCATGTCACGGTCACGAACCGGGACGACGACATGCCCGGCACTTTCAGCCATTGGCCGTCGAGCCGCCAACCGGTGACGGTGCTGCCGTCCTCGTCGATCACGGATATGACCTCGGTGGGCGGCTCGGGCAGGAACACCTGCCCGCCCGTGACCTTCAAGGTGGCGGTGTCGGTGCCGCCGGCCCAGCCGAACGGGCGGCCGCAAGCCGTCCTCATTTTCGCTGACGCCTGCGACAGCAGGTCCATCGCCGCGTTATTCTCGGCGGGGGTGAGGGGACGGCGAAGCATCGTTTCCACATCGCTGGGCTCTGCCAGCGGCGAGTTTTGGACGTCGGCCATCTCACCTCACCCCTGTTTCTCCCGAGGGTTGTTACGGGGTCTCCGGGGCAGTGGTGGCGCCGCCGAACGTGACCTTGATCGCCCGGACGAACACCATCACCGCCTCCTCCTTATTGCTGGCGACCTTCGCCTTGGCGATGAGGCCCGTCTTCGGGTCGATCTTCGGGTCGAGGATCGGCGTGGCGCCGACATAGGCGTGGACGACGGAACGGTCCTTCAGCAGGTCGCCGTCGTAGTCCCAAACCTGGGTCAGGGCGAGACCGCCGCCGGCGGCGATGCCGCCCGACAGGACAGCGCTTCGCGGTACCGCCGGCGCGACGGTCACCAGGGCCATCGCGGACTCGTGGATGAAGTACGACTCGTTCTCGTCGAAGTTGTCAACCTCGATGATCGTGAAGCCGGACAGGCGGGACACGACACCTTCCCGGACCGCCTCGGGCAGGCCGGCAGTGTTCACGTCCAGCAGTTTGTCGGTGTCGCGGATCGCCTCGGCGACAGACGAGCCGACCAGCCAGAACCGGCCGCCGGTCGGAACGTGGGCGTCCTGGAACAGCTTCCGGGCGCGGGACGCAACCTTGCGCGGGTCGGACTCCTTGGAATCGGCCGAGCCAGGGTTGAACTTGGCTGTGAGTTGGAAGTCGGCGCCACGCAGGGCGTCGGCGATGGTCTGTTCGTAGAACTCCAGCATGGCGCGAACCTGTGGTGCTTGCACGTCCCGCACGTAGGCGATCTGATCGAGGGTTTCCTCCTCGTTCGTCAACGCGACCGCATTGTAGGGGTGAGAGTCGAGCGGCACCTGAATCTTCGTCTGCTCCAGGTTGTCGACGACGATCTTGTTGTCGGTGCGGAAGCCCTTCTCGCGGGCACGTAGCAGCGGTGGGCGACGAATGTTGATGACGTCGCCCTCGGCGCCTGCAAAATCGGACAGCCCGAACTTGTTCGTGAACAGGGCGGGCAGCATCACCTGGCCGCGCAGCAATGCGAGTGCGGTCTCGGCGAACTTTGTTGGGTGAAGCCAAACGTTGTCAGTCATTGGTTATCTCCTTAGTTTTTTGTGGTGTGGTGGTTATCGTTTCGTGGCGGCTTTCACAATGTCGTCAGCGGACATGTCAGGGTGGGAATGAACATCGGAGCCGCTGCCGGTGGGCTGGGGCTCCTTCCGTTCCAGGCCTTTCCAGGCCAGTAGCGCGTCGGCGGACGCTTCGAGTTCCTCCCGTGTCTTGCCTGACAGGTTCGCCACCGGAACGCCCTTCGCTGACGCCACTTCGGCGCGTAGTTGCGCGTCTTGCGCGGCGGCAAGTTCCGTTTTGAGGGCGGTGATTTCGTCGGCGTCTTTCTGCGCCTGCGTCTTGCCGGCCTGCTCGATTTCATCGAACTTCGCGGCCTTGGCTTTCAGATCGTCATAGTCGGCGTGCGTGGCACGTTCACGGGCGAGCCGTTTCTCGATGATCGTGTTCAACTCGTCCGCACTGGCGGGCGGCTGCCACGGTTTCGACTCTGGGCCTTTGCTGGCCTGCTGCGGTTCGGCGTGTTCTTCGATGACTGCTGGTTCCTCTGGCATTGTGTTTTCCTTCCCGCCCCGTGGGGCGTATGTCTGCCTGTTACCGCCTGGCATTAAGGCGTGTCCCACACGTGGATGTGTGGAAGATCAACGGGCCGGCTTCTTCAACCGCGGCGGGCGCGTGTTTAGCCGGATGTCGTCCGGGCCGGTGAAGTGTTGCCCGGCCCGTGTGAGTACCGGGCCGAGTTCGCCGTTTTGTTGGACGGCGACAAGGTGTTGATATCCTTTGGCTGACGAGTTGGCGTTGAAACCGGCGTCAGCGACAGCGGCGTGGACCCGGTCGAGCAAGTCCTGGTCGAGGACCAGAGAATGCCGTCCGGGCGGCAGCGGACCGGATACGCAGTGGCATCCGGGGTGTATCGGCATCAAGTCTTTGACCCGGTAGCGTTGCGTCGACGCGATCAGGCACAACATGCACGCCCCGGATGTGCGGGGTATCCGCTGATAGAACTGAACACCGCTACCGGCCATTGAGCGTTGCGACTGGTGTGTGAACGCCAACTGCATGTAGGTGGCGATCAGCAGGTTCAACAGCCAGTCGGCGGACTCGAAAGCCTGGAGCGTGGTGGCGCCGTCCGCCAGCATCGTCCGTGCCCGCACGGCGGGCCTGGCGAGCACATGGCTCGGCGTGACACCGTCACGCAGCCCGGCAAGCTCCTCCAGTCCCAGCGACTCGATTTGCTCCTGGCCTGTCTGTGCGGCGACTGACGCGGTTGTCAACTGGGCCGTCACCTTCATGCCGCCCAGCACGAGTGGCGTCGCCGACGTGACGAACTGGTTGATCGCCTGTTGGCTCAGATCGCCGCGCATCGCCCGCCAAAGCCCGGCCGTGGTTTGCTGAACGTTCGCCGTGTTCGCGCCGAGAACCTGGCGGGTCGCGACCGCGACCGCAGCCACGTCAGCTGGCGGCGTTGGCGCCATTGTTCGTCCCACTGGCCGGGGATTGGGCGGCGAGCGCTTGCATCAGCACGCTGGACGCCGCGTCCGAGTCGTCCTGGGTGATCTGGTCAGGTGTCATGCCCAAAATGTCACGCTTGATCGTCCGCATAGCCAGCCCGATCTGTTTCGCCTGGGCGGCCGCCTGGTAGCGTTCCTGGAGCGAAACATGCTCGGGCGGCGCAAACAACACCTCGACCGTGTCCTTGCCGGACCTGCTGTCAAGATCGGTGCCCTCGACAGCTAACGCGTTTTTAAACATCGCGGCCAACGCCGGCTGAATACGGGCAATGTCATCGTGGGCTTGCGCGATCTGCTGCTCCTTGGCCTGTGCAGCACCCTCGGCGGACTGGTTTTGACCGTCGGGCAGTAGCACCGAGATGGGCGTGCCGGTCGCGGCGGCAAAGTCGCGGGCGTCGATCTTCTCACCTTCCAGCAGCGGACGGATGTCCGTCTGCTGGGATTCCCAAATGTCGATCGCCACGGGAATGTCCCACATTGCGCCAGGCGCCGGCTCGAATAGTTTCGCCCAGTCGATGTCGTGGCCTTGCTCGTCGGCCTTTGGCAGGCCGCCGTCGCCTTCTTTCGGTATTATCGCCCGCTGTCGGAATGCTTGCATCGCGGTTGTGACCAGGCGTTGTAGTTTGCCCAGATTGATGCGGTCGATCACGTCAAGATGCGGCTCCAGGTAGGCGCCGTCCTCGGTGCGGTCGAGAATGGCCACTTTCGGGTCGCCGTCCCGCGATTCAGGCTCCCCGGCCGGCTCCCAGCCGTCGACCGAGTTCGACGTCCACGAGCCTGTTGTCGATATTGACGGCCGGGCGAACCGTTGGACCTGCCCTTCGATCATCACTTGGGCATAGTCGGTGAGGAGCACGTCGTCGCGCCACACTTTCAATGTGGCGAGGACACGCCAAGATCGCAGCGGATCGGTCACGGCGATGAACTGCTCGGGTTTCTCGCGGGTGATGGCGGCGGTTCCGTCCTTGTTCTGGGCGATGACCAGATAGCCGATTCGGCACTCAAGATAGTCGCGGATCGCGTCTGACATCTGCTGGTCGAGGCGGTTGTTCCGCCAAATCCGGCGGGCCGCTTCCACCTCGACATTGTCGTCGGAGTCGCCGATCCTGATGCCGTTCGGTTTGATGCGGTTACGCAACGACCTGACAGCGATGCCGCCGTAATCGGTGCGAGCCTTCTGCTGGAACCTTTCCCACGACGCCTTCAAGTTTTGCCCCATCTCGGGCAGGTCGGCTTGTCCTCTGGCGTAGCGGCGGAGACGCCGCAAACTCGGCGTCCCCCCGGCCGCCTTCAAAAAGGCGGGGTAGCTGGCCACCTCGTCTTCGCCGTAACGGTCATCGAGCATCTTCGCCAAGACGGGGAGCCAATCGGATGGCGTTTGCGGTGCGGCCACAGTCAGGCTCCTTTCCTTTTGTGCTGCTAGTAGAGGCGTCGCGGCGCCCGGATGATCCTGGTCTTGCCGGCGCCGGCGGCGACAGCCTCCAGACGTGCCTGCCACGCCAACACGGCGGCGATACAGGCGTCGATCTTGTCCCACGAATCCGGGTAGGCCTTGTAGATTCCGTAGCCGGAAGGGTTACGGCGGACATGGGCGTTCAACACGTGCCGGGTCAGCACCGAGTCGCCGGAGTGCGACATCTCACCGTAGGCGACCGCGCCACGGAACGCGTCCAACGCCTGCGTGACAATCGACCGGCGCCCGGAGAACCACCATTCGATGGGGTTGCTCCGTGATGCCTTCACGATCAGCCGGGCGCCGTAGGCGGCTTCCCACTCGGCGACAACGCCCTCCCATTTCGCCGGGTCCGCGAAGAACCCCACAACCTTGTATTTGCGGAACGTCTCGGCGACAACCTGGCGGACCTCGTCTATCGGGACACGCCAATCATCGCCGGCCGGCCCGTCCGGCTGCTCCCACACCCGGATCGGCGCCACATAACCATCCGACACGCGGCACGCCACCAGGGCCGTCGCGTCGGCCACGCCGCGGGCACGTTTCCTCGACCCGTCGAACCCCAGGGTGACCTCGTCACGCTCCGCCAGCGGTTTGACGACGGTCCCCTGACCAGCCAGCGTGTTGACGGAGCGGGCGTTCCACTCGGGACGTTCGATGTAGGCGTCGGACGCCGAAACGATCTGGTTCAAAAAATCGGAGCGAAGCTGCTGAACGTCGTTCGCGGGGTCCCAGAACATGTCGGCGTTCGACTGGATCGGCGCCCAGCCCGGCGGGCACGGCGGGGTGTGCAGCACGCAGCCGCGAGGATCGTCCGAACTGTCGCCGTAGGCGTAGCGCAGACCGGCGACCAGCGAATCCCGGTCGGTCATGTCCGTGTCGGCCGGCGCTTCCCGATGGTCCCACAGCAGGCCCGCCGCCCGCGTTTTCCCCTCCGCGATGCTTTCCGCGTAATGCGCCGACGCCTCAGCCACAGACCCCTCGCCCGGCATGTAGGCGTTCGGCGACTCCAACGTGCGCCCGCCAACCTTCGTCGCGTTCGTCCTCATCGTCTGGGCCAGCCGGACACCGCCATTCGAGGCGACCCATTCTTCCGTCTGGTCGAGAATCCCGAGGATAGCGCGGGCACCCTTGACGCTCCTCGCCGACGCCGCGATACGTTCGATCCTGCCCACGGGCAGGTTCATCAGCGACAGCATCGGCTCCACGCCCGGATAGTTGTCTATCACCGGCGCGTCCTCAACCATCGCGAACAGCGCGTCCCACGTGTTGCGCGTCTGATCCTCCGACACGGCCGCGACCTGGATGATCGGCTCCCGCACACCAACCCACGGTTTACCGACAGGCTGCCCGGCGGCGTCCCACCCGTCGAACAGCACCGGGCCGAGACCCTCGACGACTGCCAGCGCGGCGAGGAACGGGGATTTCCCCCAGCCGCGTGCCCGCCCGATCAGTCCACGCCAAAACGGAAACCGGCCCGTCCGCCGGTCGATGCTGTACCAGCGGAGCGTGAAGTCCTCCTGCTCCCGGGTCAGTTGCAGAGCCGTGCCGTCACCGGAAGGCGAATTGAGGTTCGCTGACATCCAATCGAGGACACCCCAGCCGAGGGTAGAAATCTCACCCCGTACAGACGGCTTCCACGGCATCAGCTACCAAACCGGGCCGCCGCCTGAATCACTTTCGGGTCGGCTTTCAAAGGTCCGCGCCGCTGTCGGGCGGACACCACGCGTTTCGCCGCTTTCGCCTCGGTCTGGTCGGCCTCGGCGAACTGGATACGCAGCCGCGCCCGGTCCTCCGGCGTCTGCCCAAACTTCGCGACCCGAAGCCGCAACTCGCCCATCAACTCGAAACGCCCAGACCACACAGCCGCGTGCAACAGAGCCGTGTCGATCAGGAAATCCCAATCGGCAGTCGAAAACCTGTCAGACAAGGGGCTGTCGCCCCACATTTTCCACCACTCGACCGTCCGGTCGGGCCATGGCGTGTCGGAGGGCAGGCCCGGCTGTGGCGACGGGGTGAACTCGATCGTTGTGATATCGCCGAGCGAACCGTGGTGCGCCCGCCGGGCCGCCGGTTTCGGCGCCGGTCCACGTCCAGCCATCCGCCCTCCTTCAGGTATGCGAAAGGCCCCGCCAAAAAGCGAGGCCCAAACAACTATCTGTCAATATGTCAACTGCCGCTGCTGCGGCTCGACGTGATACTGCCAGCCACACGCCGGCCGCCAGTGATCGCCAGCCTTGTCACTGGCGGGAGAAGCTGCCTCATGACTCTACGAGCCACTCGTGCGGCCGCGACCGAATGCGCTAGCAAGACGGTTACGGACACTCGACACCAATGCTCCTAAACGTGCCCTCATGGTGGTCACTGTCCTTTCCTCAACTGGGATGCCACTTTGGCACCATCCAAATACTTGTCCCCGAAGTTCCACAGCCCGAACTCTTTCAGGAACGCCTCTTTGTCCTCGCGTGTCTTGAAACACACCGCGAACCAAAACTCGGAATCCGTCGCATCCTTGAACCGGGAAACCTCCATCTTCGCCCGCTCACGGTAACCCGACTCCAGCGCCGACAGCTCGGCGGCCGCATCGGCGGCCAGATCGCCAGTCGGCGCGACCCCGGCCAGCGGGTCAGACACCGGCGACGCGGAGAGCGGCCCGCCAGAGCCGCCGAACCGGAGCCCACCGTTGAACGTCGGCTTCGACGAGAAATCGATTGCCATCATGCCTCCATCCCGTGACGGAACAGCTCCAGCTCCGCGAGCGGAAACCAGTCCAAAACCCTGCGATAGTCATCGGGCGCGTGACGCGACAGCGGCTCGATGAACCGGTAGTCGATCCCGTCAAACGACCGGCCGAACCACTCATAGTCCACCGGCAGCCGGATACCGGCCTCGGCGACACGGCCCAACACAGTCGCCTTCAGCCAGTCCGCTATCGGCGACACCTTCCGTGACGTCGGCTTCATCAGCCCATGCTGAGACAGCGACGCCCGGCGCGGAATCGAATCCGCCGCCCGCACACCGTCAGCCACCCACGTGTCCGACGGCAGCCCCAGATCCTCGCGGATCATCTCCCACATCTGGTCGTACTCAATCGTCGGCATCCTAGCCGCCTCGATCACGGCGCACCGCTCTGGCGGCTGAAACACCAGCGCATTCAACCACCGCCAAAGCGACGGGTGAGGATACCGGTGGATCGTCTTGCCGAGCCGATCCTCAAGATCAGCCAATGTCCGCTCAATGAAATCAAGCGTGCTGCCAGGCTGGCGGCCCGGAATGTAGTACAGGTAGGCGAGGATCGTCTCAACGCCGGCATCGCGGAGCGCCAACTCGGTCGCGATCGCGTCCTTCCCCGTCGAGAACGCGACCAACACGGGCCGCCCCTCGGCCGCCAGCGTGGCGCGTACCTCAGACGACGGCGGCTGCCCTTTGATGACAGTCAGTCCGTCAGTCTTGCTCATGACCGTGTAGCCCTTTCGTATGCTCGCTCGAAGATCACCGCCGGCGGGACACCGACGTATTGGCCGATCCTGACCAGTACAGACACCGGCATGTCGCGGCTACCATTCAGATACCGCGACAGTGTCGGGTTGGCGATGCCGATGCCCTGCGATAGTGCGCGCCCCGACATGCCGGCGGCCGCAATCTCGGCGCGCACCTGGTCAGCCAGCGCCTTGGCCAGCGCCTCCCATGTTTCCATGAAATAAAGGATAGCACACTAACGGAAACATAGTTACCAAATTGTTATCATATTAGCTTGACACTGTTTCCATATGGCACTAAAGTTATATATAACAGAAACGATATAGCGCAAAAGGAAACGAAATGACCGCCACTCAGACCACTGCCGAAGGTTACGAGATCATCGCCACAGCGATGGCTGGCACCTCCGAAATCTTCATTACCCGCCAAAAGAACTACGGCGGCACATGCAACCGCTACCCGATGTGCTACGCGGTCCGAATCACCCACATCCCCGGCGACTATCACTACATCACCTGGGACACATGCAACACCGAAACTGAGGCGCGCAAGAGCGCCAACCGCGCCTGGGCACGGTACCGCTAACCAACCAACCAGCGGGGCCCGCAAGGGCCCCAGAGAGGAGGCCACAATGGCCACCACCACAGCTACCACACTCAGCGACATTATGCCGCCAGAGCGAGTTGCACGGCTCGCTAGCCAACTCCA